GACCGGGAGATGCCCACAATAGCAGAGAAACGGTTGACGAATACGCACTCGACAACCGAATTGGCGTCCTCCGCATTGACACAATTAACGATGTATCGACATGCCACTGGGAGGATTTGTGATGAGTGACCGAGGAATTCCCTCACCCGAGGCTATTGTCAAAGCGGCGCTGGAGACGGCGGCGCAAGCAGTTCATGGACATGCCGATGATTACGATGCGATGGAACATATTCGCACCCTCGCATCCGACCCCGCAGAGGTGGCGGCGATCATCAAGGCCGCAGGGGGAGAAACAGGGTGAGTAAAACGCTGATTGTCACAAATGGGCCTCTGACTAGTCGAGCAATAAACTACATACAGTTCGCACCGTTAGGTCATGTTCTAGTGTGCAGGCCAGTTGAAGAAAAAATTTCAGGTGTAAGCGTGACCTCGTTTATTTTGGATGAACTCGCAGTAAAGGAGGACCGGGGATGAGTGACTACAAACAAACCCGAGACGCAGCAGGTATCATCACCTCTCGCTTCTCTAACATGCTGAAGAACCTACAGGACGACTACGAGGATGAGATTGTTGTCGTATCTCTGATGAAATATTACGAGATGTGCGCTAAGCCAGACAAGATAGACAACACAAGGGATGAATACATCGACCCTGATGAAGACCTGCTCTGGGCTATTGAACGTGTGCTACAGGACTTTATGACCACTGATGAGTTCAATGGTTGGGTAGCTGCAAGGGCTTATCCTAAAAAGTAACCTTCGTACTACACATATCTGGATTACGATTTACGTGTACTACAACCACGAGAAAGGCTGAATGATGGACATTACACTAGACACTGACGAGCTAGGTATCTGGCTCATAGAAGAAACACCTGATGGCCCTAAGCAGATGGGCATGGTGTCGTGGAAACAAATCACACAAGGTGTTCAAACTGCACTGTTACAGGAAAGGTTCCTGATTGCACTAGCTAGAATGGATGAGATGGAGGGCTTACTTGATGAGTAATAACAACCCTGTAGAACAAATTAAAGAACTAGCACCTCAGGCACGAATTGAAATGCTGGAAGCTGAAAATGAAAATCTGCGTAAAGCACTTGATATCTACCAGCGTGAACGTGACCGCTATGCACATGCAACCCCAGAAATGAGTGGTGCATATTTTCTGAGTGGTGGTCATGGCCCAAAGGATGAAAACGGTATGCCATTGTATGTTGAGATTGTTCCTGCATATGGATGCGGTTGGTCAATGGTATATCAATCGTGTGGTCGCACTATTAGCTATGAGGGATCGTGATGTATACTCCTGACAACTGGGTTATCATTAAACTGAAAGGCGATGATCCACACTATCGTGTTCTTGCTGGCTGGTCTGGCGGGTACACTACCGGAGACTCTTGGCGGTTAAATAGTGGCATTACCCACCATGAGTTTGATGGTGACTATTGGTATTTTAAGGGTAGCACTGGAAGTTGCTATAAGTGTTATGTTGATAGTTATGAGCTTAAAATGAACATTGCTCATATCTGGGCAAAACTACAAGAGCTACATGGTGATAAAGTTGAACTACTTGAAGACCAAGAGTGGACAAAAGAAGATTGGGATTGGATCATAAAATGAGTCACTGGCACTATCAACTAATGTATCACAAGTATGATGAACCTGTTCTTGGTGAAGAAGGTTACTATGCTATCCATGAATACTACGAGATGGATGATGGTGGCGGTTGGACAGAGAACCCTGTAGACGTAACTGGTAATAGTATAGAAGACGTGAAGAAGTCACTTATGCTAATGCTACATGACCTAGAGAAGTATGGAATCAAGGAGTATAACTGATGTCTCAATTTAAAGTTCTTTATAAGGCTATTCCTTGGCATTGTGATTGCTGTGGTAGTGGAGAACATGGCTCTTTAACTCTTTACGAGAAAATCTTTGATGATTTTCTTCCTATCTGGTCTGGTTCTTATAATGATCAGTTCGGTGGTGTTCTTCGTGAAGGAGATAAAGAAATCAAGGGAGTTTATGATTCTTTTGATGATTTTGCCTCTGGGTTTAAAACAGCACTAGAGGCTCTTGGTTATACGGTAGAACTTTATGATGATGGAAGACTAGTGAAATGATTCATAATAAACAAGCAAGAGGACGGTTAATTATCGAATTAGATACTGTCCGTAAACAAAGTAATAATAGTGAGTATCGCTATGTTAATCGTGCTAGAGTTCTTAGCCATAACTTAGAAGAAGTAGGGGATGGGCGGATTATTGACAAAGTTGTAACTCAGTTACTGGAGTTGTATCCTGAAGGGGATATGATGCTGTATATTCAGCGAGAAGGTCGTAATTCGTTTAATCCCATGTTTCTTTCTGAGTGGTTTAAGAAAAAAGAACAACCTGAAAACTTCAAAAGGACATAAATAAATGATCACTCAAGAAGATATTGATGCTATGAACGACAAGGCAGACTCTAAAGATATTTCAATTGAAGTAGTAGAAGTAAAAGAACATGAAGATGGTTCTGCTACTTATGTCTTTGATATGAACTCTAAGACCAGCCAAATAGTTGGAGAAATTGGTCTTAAGTTCTTGCTGTATGCAGGGATTATGAGCAAGTATCCTCAGAAGATCTTAGATGAACTTATGGAACAAATGAAACTTTAATTTTACCCCCTCTCGGTATCTCTGCTTACTTATCCTTAATTGGATAGGTAGGTGGGGGTATCGAGAGGGGGTTATTTTTTTTTTTTCTCATAGAAAGGAGGTGAGAGTATGAATTACTTTTGGGTACTAGTTGCTATTATGATCAGTCCAAGTACAGGAGAACCTTTGTCTGGTACTGTTCAGACATTCCGTACAAAAGACGATTGCTATATTGTTCAGGAGATGATCAAGAAAAAGACTACTGAAGAAGGTACTATGGATAATAAAGCTATTATTTGTGTTCAGTCTAAACTTAACACTTTCTAGTTATTTTTGGTTAGAAAAATTACCTGACCTTTAAGAATAACTTTGCTAGGCTCTGCCCTGAGAAGATATCCTAAAAGGACTTGCTACCGACATCTGAAAGCAATACTCCTCATGACCCCCGATGATGTCACTGCTTAGATTCTCTTTTTCTAGAGACTCTCTTACGGGGGTCTTTAGGATATCTTCTCAGGGTATCTTAGTGTAAGCATTTATAAATGTTTTTGATATACACTAAGATAGTGGAAAATCATATAGCAAAATATTATGGAGAGTATCCTTGCTATAATAAATTATTATGACTAAAAATTGTTATTTTTCTTTAAGATAACCCTTGGTTGATGTAGTTTGATGAAAAGTAAGATTTTTTAAAACAATTGATAGACAACATAAAGGAACACACGATGGATGAAACTCCCCAAAAGAGATCCCGTGGGCGTCCCAGATTACCGCCTAAACCACCTCGTGAGCCTAAGCTAAGGGGAGGGAAGCGTGAAGGTGCTGGTCGTCCGAAGGGTTCAATTAACATTAACTCTATGGCATCAGTAAGACGTCTAGAAGAGCTAGACTTTGATCCTATTGAAATGATGGTAAGACAATATAAAGGCATTCAAAAGCTTCTTGATAGTGGTGAAGTAAAGATTGGTTCAGGTGCTCATGCACAAATGATTGCTACTCAAGGTCAATTGATTAACAACCTCATGGCTTATGGTTATAAGAAAATCCCAGATAAAGTAGAAATTGCTGATCCTGATAAAAAGCCTATTGCTATTAAGCTTACATTTGACTCCACCAATAAAGAAGAAGGATAAACTCCCATGCCTATAAACGAAGAAAGCTGGCACCTGTCTAAATCTGTCCCCCTTACACTCATCTTTGCTATTGTCATGCAAACGGTAGCTCTTGTATGGTATGTATCAAGCCTTGATAGTGCTGTTACATCTAATACTAAGGAAATTCTTAGGAATGATGCTCGTATCGCAAATCTTGAAATGATTGTTCAGTCACAAGCTGTTACTCTTGGTCGTATTGACGAAAATATAAAGTCAATTCGTGATAGTGTAGAAGCGATGATGAAGAGTAGATCAGGTAATTAATAAAGAGATATTATGTCAGAAATTGTATTACACGCAAAACAGTCGGAAGTCATCAAAGACCTATTCGTAGATAAAGTATGTCGTTATAGTGTTGTTACAGCTTCTCGTGGCTTCGGTAAATCATACTTAGCTGCCTCTGCTGCACTAATTGCTGTTCAGGAGTTAATGGAGCTGCCCGAAGATGTTCCTAACAAGAACGTAGCTTTGATTGCGCCTACTTACTCACAGGCTGTAGATATTTACTATCCACTTATTGCTTGGCAGATGGGCATGGAAGATTATGCTGATAAGGCCTCTAAAGCAGCAGGAACATTTTGGTTTCCTAATAACGTACAGCTTAAACTATGGTCTTATGAGGCCTCCCAGCGGATGCGTGGTACAGGTCAATACTTTGTTGTTGCTGACGAGGTTACATCATGGCATGGTGCAGGGATGAACTTAAAAGAGTCTTGGGAGTCTATTATTCAACCCTGTGTAACTACTCGTTGGTCTAGACAGAATGCAAGTAAGTATAATGCTAATGCTGGTAGAGCACTTATTATTAGTACTCCTAGCGGTTATGACTACTTCCATGAAATGTATAACAGACAAGAGTATGATCCTGATTGGAAGTCTTATCACTATACATACAAAGATTCTCCCTTCCTTGATGAAGAAGAAATCGAAAGAGTTAAGAGGACGCTTGACCCTCTGAAATTTGCAAGAGAATATACTGCAAGCTTTGAAGACTCAGGCAACAATGTGTTCTATACATTTAACCGTAAAGAGCATATTGACAGCAACCTTCCTTATTTTGAGCATGGTGAAGATGTTCATGTGGCTATCGACTTCAACGTCGGAATTATGGCTTCTGTTATCTTTGCTATTAGAGGAAATCAAGTACATATCTTGGATGAGATGCAGGGACACCCAGATACGGAGACCCTTGCCAACAAACTTAAAGAAAAGTTTAACGGTCATCGTATCATTTCTTATCCTGACCCTGCTGGTAGAGCAAGAAAAACCTCTGCCGCAGTAGGTGTTACAGACTTTAAGATTCTTGAATCTAAGGGTATTATAACAAGAGCACATAACAAGGCTCCTCCTATTATTGACTCAGTTGCGGCTGTGAATAGGAAGTTTAAAAATGCTAGTGGCGATATAGATATGTACATTCATCCTCGTGCTGTAAACACAGTCAAGTCTATTGAAAGAACTCAATGGACTGAGACAAATCCTGACTCTGCCACAATTGACAAAAAGGAAGGTGTAGAACACTGGTCAGATGCTCTCCGCTATGCAATAGAGTATCTTTACCCCATTAGAGCAGGTACTAAACTCACGGCAAGAGGGTTTGGTTTTTAACTGTAACATAAACTTAAAAGGAATAACAAAATGCCTGAGAATAGATCAAATACAGGTTCTATGAAATCTAAATTTTCTTATGCAAAAGCTTATGCTAAAGCTCGTGTAGGCAAGGCAATGACCTCTGCCCAGAAAGTTGCGCTTAAGAAAGCTCAAGAAGCCTCCGCTCGTGCTCGTTCACTTGCTGCTAAAGCTGCTGGCGGTGAAACTAATCTTCTTCGTATGAAGCGTACTGCTGCTAATACTGCTTCTTCACTAAGAGCTAGAGCAGGTCTTTCTGCTAATCGCCTAAAGCGTAAGGGATCCTCCGCAGCTTCTAATGCCGCTCTTAAAGCGAAGCAAACAGTTAATAAGAATCTACAACGTGCTGGTCTTCAATCTACTGGTGCAGGAAAAGGCTCAAGCGGTAGAGCAAAAGTAATTGGTAGAGCAGGTGCTCCATCAAAGACAGGCCCATCAAAACGTCCAGCTAACATTGGCCCAGCAGGCAATAAGCCTCAATCAACTGGCCCATCAAAACGTCCACGGGGCAATGGTATGGGTATGCAAGTTAAAAAGCAAGCTGATATTATGTCCCGGCGTGGTGCTTTAAGAGCGACTGCTCTTAGAACTGCAAAGAATTACGTCAAAGCAAATCGTAAGAACAAGAAATAATATAGTGAAGGCTAGGAAACTGGCCTTCCTACAATTCAGAAAAGACTAAGCGTTAATAACTCGTTATTGGGGATAATGTAGTTTACCTAATCCTGCTAACTATATTGTTAGCGTTGATGTGCTTGAGCATATCGAACCCGAATTAGTGGATAGTGTATTGCAACACATCCAATCTCTAATGCTGAAAGGTGGATTTCTTTGTATCTGTCTTGTTCCAGCCTTCCTTATTTTACCTGATGGTAGAAATGCTCATCTTACTATTAGATCAGCAGGTTGGTGGCAGAGCAAATGTATATAAAACAAAAGGACACCTAGCAGTATTTGTAAAACCAAAATAAGCCCATCTGAGGATCGGCAAGGAGGTAATTATGGCAAGATCTAGAATCAATTCTGCATCTAAAGATTTAATTAAAGATAATGGTGCAGTGCTTATCTCTGTTGTCGAAGGGGAACAACTACGTATGGGGATTACTCTTAATTGGGTAACTAGCCTTGCTTCTTATACTATTACCGCAAAGATTGTCGAAGCAGATATGACAGGCAGTAAGGATGAAGAAGGCTACCCACTCTCAGTTAAATCTGGGGGTGTTGTAACAACTTTGACAACCATTGATGATGACACATCCGATAATAAATTTGATATTGTAATCCCTGAAACATTAATTAACAGCTGGACCACGCAGCCTACACCTAACTCTCCTACCTATGGCTGGATTGGAGTTGAGGTTCAAGATAGTGGTATTAACCAATATAAACAAATTTGGAAGCCATTTAGAGGCTTAGTAGAAGTGGTATACTCTCCTTCTGAGGAGGTATAAAAATGAGCTACACAATTACAACAAATAATGATAGAATTGTCGTTGATGTAACAAATCCTAAATATGAAGTATCATTAGCCAGAACTGGCGGGCAAGGTTCTAAGGGTGACAGTGTTTCTAATGTTTTTATTAACAGTCAAGGTGAGCTAGTTTTTACTATCTCTACTGTAGCTGGAACAAGTTACGATGTTAACCTTGGGGACGTTGTTACAATCTTTGAAGACTCCATCAGACAAATTCTGGTCTCTGATGTTGTTAACGGTAACAAAACTTTTGTTGATATTACTTACGATACCAATACAAACAAAGTCAACTTTGTTGTTCAAACCGATATAAACGATACTCCTAATACAATTGTAGAAAGAGACTCAACAGGTAAAGTAAGAGCAACAGGCGTTCATTTTCTTGACGGTATCAGTAACGAAGGCCTTATGGAGTGGAATACAACTGATGGTACCCTTGATCTCCATCTAAAAGGTGATAATGTAGTACTTCAGGTTGGTCAAGAGCAAGTTGTTCGTGTATGGAATAATACCGGAGCAACTATCAACAATGGGCAAGTAGTTTATGTAGATGGCGCTCATAATGGTTTGACTTCGGTTAAACTAGCTAATGCGTCTTCTGAGGCAACATCGTCAAAGACTTTTGGTATTGCCACTGAGACAATTCTTGCAGACTCCTACGGCTATGTAACTACTTTTGGCCTTGTTAGAGGTTTAGATACTTCAGGCTATACAGCAGGTCAGAGAATCTATTTAGACATTGTTTCTGGTAGATTTACAACAACGCAAAATACTACTCCTTATCATTTGGTTCATGTTGGTTGGATTTCAACAGTAGACACAACAATTGGTTCTGTATTTGTAAACATTGATAATGGTTACGAATTAAATGAACTTCATGATGTAAAGATCACCAACGTTGCTAATGGGCATGTTCTAAAATATGACGCTGCTCTAGGTTACTGGGTAAATACTAACTTAGATCTTGAATATGCTACCGATGCACAGCTTGTTGCAGGGTTGGCTACAAAATCTGACGTAGGACATACCCATGCAATTAACGATCTTTCTGATGTTAACGTTAGTGTTGCAGCAACAGGTTATGTTATTGGCTACAATTCTGTGTATAATCGCTGGGAATCTAGAAAGCTTAAGGTAAGCGAGCTTAATGACGTAAACTATAGTGGCATCAAGAATAACGACGTTCTTCGTTATGATCTTGCTACTCAAGTTTGGAAACCTCATACGCTTACGACTACTAGCATGACTGACGTTGATAACACAAACAAAGTTAATGGGGCAGTACTTGTGTATAACGGCTCTACTGCTAAGTATACCGCAACAACTACTCTTAACGACCAAATTATTAATGGAGGCTCATTCTAATGGCTACTAAAATTATTTTAAAGAAATCTTCTACAGCGGGTGCAGTTCCTCTAGTTGCTGATCTAGACGCAGCAGAACTCGCTATTAACCTTGCTGATCGTAAAATTTATACTAAGAACAACTCAGGTGCTATTGTAACACTACAAGGTGCTTACGTTGATTCTGTTGCCCCAGGCACCCCTGCAGAGGGTGATCTTTGGTATGATACAACGTCAAACTACTTAAAAGCATACAACGGTTCTTCTTGGGTAAATGCTGGCTTTACTACTCTTGGTGAGTTTGGTATCACAGCAACTGCCGCTGAATTAAACGTACTTGATGGTATTACCGCTACTACTACTGAACTAAACTACGTTGATGGTGTCACTTCAGCTATTCAAACTCAGCTTGACGGTAAGTCTTCTACCTCCCATAACCACACGCTAGACTCACTTAGCAACACTACTATTACAAGTAACTCTGCTGGTGAGATCCTGAAGTGGAATGGCTCTGCTTGGGTTAACAATACTCTTGCTGAGGCAGGTATTTCTGCTGTTGGGCATACTCATACAGCAAGTAATATTACAGACTTCACTGAGGCTGCTCAAGATGCTGTCGGTAGCATTATTTCAGGCTCTGGTATTGTCAGTGTTACCTATAATGATACCGCTAATACTATTGTTGTTAGTGCCTCTGAGTCAGACACCCTTGCTACTGTTACTGGTCGTGGTGCTACTACTGGTACTGCTATTTCAATTACTAACGCTACTGCTTCAACAAGCACTACTACTGGCGCTTTAAAAGTAACTGGTGGTGTAGGTGTAGCTGGCAACCTTAACGTTGGTGGTGACACAGTTATCACTGGCAACCTTACCGTTAATGGCACGACTACTACAGTTAACTCAAACACTGTTAATATTGGTGACAACATCATCGTTCTCAATGCTGATGAAACAGGCACTCCTTCACAAAATGCTGGTTTTGAAGTAGAACGTGGTACTGCTGCTAATGTTGCTTTCATCTGGGATGAGTCAACTGACGCTTGGGACTTTGGTAGCTACCCTGTACAAAACGTTGTACTTGATGGTGGTTCTTACTAAGTTTAATAGCTGACCTTAAAGAAGGGGGCGGCTCCATAGTCGCCTCCATCCTTAAACACATAGGAGAATTCGCCCCATGGCAACGAAAATTATTTTAAAGAAATCAAGTGTAGCTGGTAATCAGCCTACTACTTCAGATATCGATGTTGGTGAAGTTGCTCTTAACTTAGCTGATAAAAAACTCTATTCCAAAGACGGTAATAACAATGTTATAGAGATTGGGTCAACAGACTATCAAACTTTGCCTATCAAGGCTGATGTAGCAATTACAAAAGGCACGCCTCTTTATGCTACAGGTGCTGTTGGTAACTCTGGAGTTATTACTGTCAATAAATTTATCGCCAACAACACAATCGATGAGCTTTATCTTATTGGTGTAGCAGAGAAAGACTTTGCTATTGGTGACGTTGGTAAAGCTGTATCTTTTGGTGAGATTAAGGGGATCAATACTACAGGATCCACTGTAGGTCAAACTTGGACTAATGGTTCTATTCTTTATGCATCACCCTCTGTTGCTGGTGTCTTGACTAACGTAGCTCCTACTGCCCCTAATTTGACTATCCCTGTAGCTATGGTTATTAATGCTCATGCTACTAATGGTATCTTATTTATTCGGCCTAGTAATGGTTTTCATCTTAGTGAATTACATGATGTAGCAATTACCTCTATTGCTTCAGGGGAGCTTCTTAAGTGGGATGGTACTAAGTGGATCAATAACACTCTTGCTGAAGCTGGTATTCAGCCCTCTGGGTCTTATCTGACGAGTAACCAAACTATCACTCTTTCTGGTGATTTGACTGGTTCTGGTACTACTGCTATTAACGCTCAGATTGCTGCCAACGTAGTAGGTGCTAACGAGCTTAATGTTGTTGGTAATGGGACTACCGCACAGTACTTGCGGTCTGATGGTGATGGTACCTTTACTTGGGCTACTCCACCCGACACCAACACGACCTATGCCGTCGGCAATGGTGGTCTGACGGAAATCAACTTTACCTCGGCGCTGAACACTAAACTTGCTGGGATTGAGGCTGGGGCAACCGCAGACCAGACTGCTACGGAAATTCTTACAGCCATTAAGACGGTAGATGGTACAGGCTCTGGCCTAGACGCAGATCTACTTGACGGTCAACATGGCAGCTACTATACAGGCTACGCTGACACCGCTGTAGCTAACCTTGTTGCTTCTGCCCCAAGCACTCTTGATACTCTCAACGAGCTTGCTGCAGCTTTAGGTGATGACCCTAACTTTGCCACTACTGTAACGAATAATATTGCCACTAAGGTTTCTAAGGCTGGTGATACCATGACTGGGGACTTGTCCTTCGGTGACAACGACAAAGCCGTCTTCGGCGCTGGGTCTGACTTGCAGATATATCATAGCGGCAGTAACAGCCACATTACGGAAGGTGGCACGGGCAACCTTATTATCCGTGCGGATGACTTCCGTGTGCAAAGCAACGCTGGCGAAGAATATATTGCAGCAGACGCCAATGGTGCTGTTAGCTTGCGTTACGACAACACAGCCAAACTCTCCACCACCAGCACAGGTGTAGACGTCACTGGGACTATCACCAGCGATGGGCTGACTGTGGCTCGTGCAGGTGGTGCAGCAGGTTCTGGAAATGTTGCATATATTGATGTCACATCTTCATTTGGGGGATTATCCATAAATTCATCTGCGGGAAATAACGCTTTTATTGAGTTTCTGGAAAATGGGGTCAAAACCGCTGGGTTTAACTCTGACGCTACAGCGAATGTTACATCATTGCAGGCAGCTAATGGTCATGCTCTGGCGTTTAACACCGACGGGACCACAGAACGTATGCGTATCACATCGACAGGATCGGTGGGTATTGGCAACAGCAGCCCTGATGGACAGCTTACTGTTGGTGGTACTTCTACTTCTGGTGACATTAGCATCCGCATAAAAGGTGACGCAACCAGCCGTGGGTTCCTTATGTTTGGTGATGCAGGTGGCGCACAGATTGGCGACATTATGTATGACCACAGCGATAACCATATGCGATTCAGGGTCAATAATTCAGAACGTATGCGTATCGACGTATCAGGTAACGTCGGTATTGGTACAACTTCGCCCACGCAAAGACTTGACGTAGCTGGCAATATTGCCCTTACGGGTACTGTAGACGGTCGTGACGTTGCTGCTGATGGCACTAAACTAGATGGTATCGAAGCAGGTGCTACTGCCGGTGGTGGTGCTGTTGGCGGTGGTAATGATAAAGTATTCTGGGAAAACGATCAGGTAATAACCACGAATTACACCATTACTAATGGAAAGAACGCAGGTACTTTTGGACCTATTACAATTAACTCTGGAGTCACTGTAACAGTAGGTGACGGTGAAACATGGACGGTAATATAAATGGCAAAAATTAAAGTACAAGGAAATACATCAGGTACAGGTACAATCACTCTTGTAACTCCTGCTACTAACTCAAACAGAACAGTAACACTCCCTGATGCTGATGGTGCTTTGTTAACGAATGCAGGGGCGCTATCTCTTTTTAACGCATCCGGCTCTGCCCCTGTTTTTGCCTGCAGGGCGTGGGTAAACTTCAACGGTAGCGGGACTGTTTCTGTCCGTGCGAGTGGTAACGTGTCGTCTATTACCGATAACGGGACAGGGCTATACACTATGAATTTCGCATCCTCGTTAGTAGATGCGAACTCTAGTCTTACAGGGGTCTGTAGGGAAGCTAGCAGCGGCTACGGCGACTTCGTATCCTTTCCTCTGGGTGGAACCTACACCTCTAGTGCTATTATGGTACGGACGACTCGAGCATGGAATGATACACAGAACAACAACACTGACTGCGACATTGTAGACTTGCAGGTGGACAGATGACAGAGTACCGCATCATATTTGAAGATCCTACTGATCCAGATGCACCTGCTATGATCCTTGTGCCTTCACCTAACTGGATGGCTGACGCTATGGCTGGCAATCTACCACCAATCAGCGTCTACTGGGCACTGCAGGACGAGGAACAGAAAGCAATCGACGAGGGCCGTCACGAAGGGTTCAAGCACGACCACGATATGTGGATGCAACAGTTTACTGCACCACGTATTGGCCCTCTTACAGAAGAGGAAGCTATTGATTATTTAATTATGAAAGACATCCCCCGCCGAGTGTGGGGGGTGCGCTATAATAGACCTATGTTTAAGGTTGTTACTAAAGATCAAGTACCTTCAGATAGGTTATTCAGAAATGCATGGAGACTAGCTGCATGAAAACTTTTATTAAAATTGGTGTTATCACCGCAGACGCTGATGAATACCAAGTACCAGACGAAAGATTGTTTCGTGAAGCTTGGACATTTGGAGGCAACCCAGAGAGCGGTGTAATTACTGTTGATATGGAAAAAGCAAAAACCATATGGCGAAACAAAATTAGGTTTGCTAGAAAGGATAAGTTAGAAACGTTAGACACAGAATTTATGAAAGCGTTAGAAACAGGTGCCGATACAACGGATATTATTGCTAGTAAACGAGCGTTAAGAGATGCACCTTCAGACCCTGCCATTGAATCTGCTAATACTCCTGATGATCTTAAATCAGTAGCACCATTAGGTTTATCAATCGAAGAGATAAACCCTGATTATAATCCTGTTCTTGAAGCTGCTAGGTTAAAAGCCTTATCACAATCTTTAGCGGAGTAATTTTATGTCTAAAGTAACATTAAATGGAACCAATGGTATTTCTGGTTATGACAGTGATGGTACAACTTTATTTACTACAAAAAGCTTAGCAACATTGAACTCTAATAACTCGACAGTATTCCCATCACCTTCTATATTAAAAATTGAAAGGGGTTTACATGTAGACGCACAGTTAAATCCGCCAGAGTTGCGATATGTTACAGGTGACTCTACTCTATTAGACCCCTTATTAGATTTAATTATTTCTTCTAACACTTTAAATTATTCTGTGTCAGTTGCTGCAGTCAATGCTGGGTGGAGTGCATCAAATCCGATTCCAATTAAAGTTACTATTAATCCGGGTATATACGTTTATGCGTCTTCTTATAACAAACCAGCCATTGATATTACAAGTTCTTTAAATTTAGTTACAATTGTGAATAGCGGCTATATACTTGGGGGAGGTGGTGATGGCGCCACCGCCACCTCAACAGGCGGTCAAAATGGAAGCAATGGTATTAGAAGCGCCTTGGCTGCAAATAAACTATTTGTTATAAATAACGCTGATGCATTTATTTGTGGCGGAGGCGGAGGCGGCGGTTCTTCTGCCGCTGGTGGAGGTGGCGGTGCCGGGGTGGAGGTGGCGGTGCCGGAGGCGGTCTTGGTGGTAGCGGCTGGAACGGTACGGGTGGCTCAGGGGGTTCCCCCGGTAACGCTGGTAGCGACGGTATTGGCTCTTTCCGAGGCGGAGGCGGCGGTGCTGGTGGCGGCGGTGGTGGACTTTATGACTATGGCGGAGGTAGCTATTATGGTGGCGGCGGAGGCGGCGGCGGGCGTAGACCTACTAATGCTACAGGTGGTGCTGAAGGTGCAGGAGGCTACATAGGCCGTGCAGGTGGTGCAAATGGAAGTGCCTCTGCGCCTAGCAGAACAGCAGAGACTAATGGAGGCGGCGGCGGAGGGGGCGGTTTTGGAGCAAATGGCTCGGCTGGTTATGGAGCCGGGGGCTTTGGTGGTGCTGCTATTAACTCAACAAACGCTTATACTTTAACAAACAATGGTACAATTTGGGGGGCGTCTTAATGGCAAGATTAGGTTTAAACCCTGAATGGCATAATGTTTATACTGTTAGAAACACCCAGACAGGAAATTTAGGTGATGAATACAATACTTATTTAGAAGCCAGAGAGGTCTCTAATCAGATTATTGCCAACCGATACTCGGATAAGATGAAATTCATTAATATTTGGGTGAAAAAGAATAGAAACGGAAATACATTTCAACCTACTAAAATATATGATCTTTCTGAAGCTGACAATACCGAAACTTTTTTTGTGAATAACGCTTTAACAGGCAGAATGTTTAATTGTGAAAGCAAAGAAGAAGTTGAAGCTTATGCAAAAATATTTATGGATCTTGCTATAGAGAATGAAGATTACAATATAGTTTGGAGAATGTATACTACAGAATCATTCAAAGGAATGATTATGTGGGACCCAGTAACAGAATGAAATTGGAGAATTTAAATGTCTAAAGTAATTCTTAATGGTACCAATGGTATTACAGGCTACGAAGCTGATAACGTAACTGTTTCTCTTTCCCAGACTATTTCAGAGCTAAACAGCCTAGATAATACAACGTTTTTATCAAGCTCTGTTTTAAAACTTGATAATTTAAAAGTAGACGCTATACCCGCTCCTCCTCTTTTAAGATTTGCGGATAATAATTTTGAACTAGTACCTATAGTTTTAGCGTTTGTCGAGCAGGCAAGTTCATCAACTGGTACTTTTGTATTAGCGGCTGCGCCACAAGCAGGTGATTTATTATTATTTATAGGTGAAACATGGGCGTATAATTATTATGGTGAATCAAATTTACTAAATGGGTTTATTCAAATAGCATATGCTTCTCATGTGTGGAGTTCTCCGTTTGCATCTTCTGTCAGAATTGGTTATAAAATTGCAACTGGCACAGAGGGGACTTCTATTACGGTAAGAGGGGCTATGCCCTCTCAAGTAGACAGCCTTGCAGTTTATTCCGCAAATGCTTCAACAGTAACATTGCAAGACTCTTATGTAAATAATAGTCCAGTTAATACTTCTTTTTCTTTACAAAGTAGTCAACTACCTGCTATTGCAATTATTGGAGCTGTTGGTTATGGCGGAAGTAATTCTAATATCACTAATGTCACTAATAACTATTTTCTTGATGATACAGGTTATCATTCTTATGCAGGTGCAATAACAGAAAGCAGTAGCACTAGTTTTACATCGTCTGCTTCAAGTATTACTGGGTGTACAGCCGCTGCACTAATTACCGTATCTTAATTACATTTAATAAAAAGGATAATAAATGTCCAAAAGAAAATCTCGCTACGCTCCTAAAACAAATGTTCATCGTATTGGCTTTCATGTTATCCCTAAAAATGAAAAGCAGGATGCTTTAATTAAAGCAATTAAGATGAACCCTATTACTGTTACTATTGGCTGCGCTGGTACGGGCAAGACATATTGTAGTACAGGAACTATTGCCCAGTTACATATGCAAGGTAAATACAGAAAAATTGTTATTACTCGTGCAAATGTTCCTACGGGTAAAACACTAGGTCATTTCCCCGGTAGCATTCAAGAGAAGATGACTCCTTGGCTCTTGCCTATGTTAGAAGTACTAGAAAAAGCGTTTGGTAAAGAAAAATACCAATACATGATGAATAAAGGTGAAATTGAAATTCAGCCCATTGAAACTATTCGAGGGCGTTCTTACGAGAATGCGCTTGTACTTGTTGATGAGGCTCAAAACTTGTCTATCGATGAATTAAAGGCAATTACAACAAGACTTGGAGAAAACTCTAAGTTAGTATTAATGGGCGACCCTGCACAATCTGATGTCAAAGATGGTAAAGACTTACTAAAGTTTTGTACTGTAGTGCGTAAAGCAGGTATCCAGCTACCTATTATTGAATTCTCAGTAGATGATATCGTTAGATCAGATATTGTAGCAGATCTGGTTAGAGTATTTATTAAAGAAAACATCTAATTACAATACCTGACCTTTAAGAAGAAGAAAAACAGAGAAGGGGGCTGAAATGGCTACTTACTATTTCGAGGGGCAACCTATTTTAGCCCCTTTCACTATTGAATCAAAGAGAATTGTTTTAAGTTCTGAAACAGCATCTCAAAAAATTTTTAGAAGAGCTACTGACAGTCAGCGTTGGGATCTATCTTTTAGGATTGCTACAAATAATCCACAAGATCTATTTATCTCTATGCTAGATAATGATACAAAAAATAGCACGATGATTATGCCTCAACTTAAATCAGTTGATGACCTAGTTTCCCCTATTACTGTTTATCCTTATACTATTGGAACTCACGATGTAGGAGAATCTTCTATTTCCGTTTGGATGAACAATCTTGGCACCTTCAACAACAACACTACAGTTATTGCTAAAGGGACTTTTATTAAGTTTGCTAATCACAGTAAAATTTATACTGTCACTGCTAATGTTCAAGAGGGCACTTCAAGAGAAGTTCCTATCTTTCCTCCACTCCAATCTAACGTGGGTAACGCCGTCTTGCTTCACTTGCCTAATACTCCTATTAAACCTGTTCTTACCTATGTTAGATCAGTTGAAAACATTTCTGGTATTACTTACACAGACGGTATTATGACTGACGTTGGGACAATTACAATTCAAGAAAGAGTATAAGGTATGGATAAGTTAGAAGCATTACAGAAAGCGTATAAAGAAGTTAATAGGATTAAAATCGGGAGAGGCTATCAGTACGGTAAATCGGATTGTTGGACGATGTTCACAATGTATGATCGAAATTTATTTCCAGACAATAATCTGTTCGGAAAGATAACTAGCTATAGCACTCATACAGTTTTTCATAGAAAAGTTAGAGAGTTAGGCTACACAGATGTCAAAGAGATGGTAGAGGCGTACGGCTACAAAGTAATAGACTTTTCGAATGTCTCGCTAGGAGATGTGTGTTTCTTTGATTCTAAACTAGTAGACCTTACTGTTGCCATCTATACAGGCAAAGAATGGTTAAATAGTTCCGATGATCCTAGCTATGAGAAGCTTCCTATGAAATATGTAAAACCAAGAGCAAGAATACTATGCAGGAGAGATACAGATGAGAAAGTTTAATAGTTTTGTTTTATCTAAGTTACAAGAAGATCCTGTAAAATTCTTCCCGTTAATTTTTCTTGACTTTAGAAATGGCCCTGTATATCTCTCAGCTGGCCCGCACGAGATTGATTTTAATGGAAAAACTTACACAAAAGACTTAGGGATAATCGATTACGTAGCTCCACTGCAATCAGCACTAGTAGATAGGCAGACTTTTTCAATTAGTTTTGCGGACAACAACGCAATATTCAAGAATAACGTTTCTAGAACAGAAGCGGGAAGAGCAGCAAAAATATATTTTGGTTTTTATAACTCAGATGGAACTCCTAATACAGATCCTGCTAACGTAATTCTCGCATACTCTGGTGTTATTGACGATCATAGCTATAATAACGATTTTGATCAAGCAGTCTTTAGCATTACACTCTCTTCTCCTTTTGCAGATCTTGGACTTGTCAAAACTCTAATCACAAGTCCAAAAGGTATGGACCAAATCAATACTAGTGATACTGCTTTTGATAAGGTGTTAGAAGATAACGAACAAATTATTAAGTGGGGGAAAGTTTAATGTCAGCTACAGTAATTACAATTGGAACCTTATTTTCGTTTACTACTGGTCAACTTTTATTTACAATAGGTTCTATTGCCTACCAACAATCTCAAGCTAAAAAGATGAAGTCTCGCATGAGAGCCGCCGAAGAATCTCGCAAGGGGTTTGAATTCACTCGCAAAAGTGAAGCAATGAACCTACCAGTCATTTATGGCTACAACAAGGTAGGCGGTCTTGTAACAGATTTAAAGGTTCAGTCTTCTTATACATGGGTTGCTCCCAACGGCTATAGCGCAGCACAGTACTTACCTTCTCCTACTACCTATGATTATAACTCTAGCACTTACTTTGTTGAGTCCAAGGTTACTGCAGCTGACGTGTCTGATACTGATAACCCAAAAAATATTAGTTCTCACACCGTCAGAGTGATCTGGGCAGGTGTAGAGCTTTATAATAAGACTTACACCAATAGCGTAGCAGGATTGTTTTTATCAACGGAATATAAGAATATTGAAAACGAACTTTCTAATATTTCTGCAGGTGGTGACCGTTATTACAGAGGTTCAAGGAAGGATAAGATTGTAAGTGGCCTTACTATCACTTATAAGTACGAAATTAGAAAAGTACTTTCTCCTTCTGCTATTGTCTTTGGCTCAGACAGAGGATATCAAGGGTCTAAAAATGAAGTATTGCTTACTCAAAATGCAATCTCTTTTGGGGGTATCAATGCCCTAGTCGATTTGGATATTGACGAAACCACGGCCTCTAACGATAAATTTAAAGATAGTTTTGTACTTAACTTTTACAAAAATGGTGGGGTAGCGGACCCAATGGCAACTGCTAATGGGTTTAGTAGCAGCAATCTATTTACTAGCACCGCTTATGCTACCTGCGCTTTCGTACTTAACAGGGATGACCCTCAATATTCAGGAAATCTACCTTCACTTAGTTTCTATGTAGAAGGCCAAAGAATTTATGATATTATAGAGAGTAACGGTGTTTATAGCCTGAGTGCGGAAAAGACCTTCTCTAACAACTTTGCTAGAGTACTATTAGATTATCTTATTAACGGCATCTATGGCAGAGGTCTTTCTATTAACGAAATTGATCTTGAAAGCTTTTATAGAGCTAAAGTTATTTCAGATACTGTTGTAGATACCAAGCCTTTTGGTGGTAAAGTATATGGCGGGTCTAAACCAACAACGGTCAAACTTTACGAATTTAACGATATCATTGACACTGAGCAGGAAGTCAGAGACAACGTAAATAGAATTCTTCAATGTGCTCATCAGGCTTTTCTTGTGTGGTCTGATGGCAGGTATAAACTTAATGTCGAATATCCTACTGGAAATCCTTCTGTAGCTAACGGTCTTGTCAATACTAATCATGTCTTTACAGACGCAGATATCGTTAGAGACTCTGCAAATGTTACTTGGCCAAAGGCAGAAGACAAGTATAATCAGGTGACTGTTCGCTTTTCTAATGCAATTAAGAATTTTAAATCTGATAGCATCACTTGGCCAGAGACATTTTCACAAGTCTACAATGTATATTTAGGAGAAGACAATGATCAACCACTTAAAACGGAAGTTTCTATTCCGGGGATCATTGATCCTTACCATGCTCAATCAAGAGCAGAGGAGCTTGTAAGGACTAGCCGCAACACCCATAGGCTATCTATCAAGCTAACTCGCAAGGCCATTACTTTAGAAACTGGTGACTTTTTCCTACTTAAATCTGAAGTGATTCCAATCAAGAACTTGGCGAACACCGATGGATACGAAATTTATAGAGTACAAAGTGTAGAGTATGATGGTGAGTTAAATGTAAAAATTGAAGCTCAATCTTTTAACTATCTTAATCTTGCATGGAATATTGGAGATTTCGTAGCGTATCCTGCTTCCACTTTAGTAAACGATGTCATTAAACCTCCTACGAGTGTATTATTTACCAATACTAACAATGGTATTCTTGGAGTTCAATCTGGAAAACTTACTTGGACAAAATCAAGCTCAGTTGAAGTTGATCAGTATCTTGTAGAAGTTTCTGCGGATAACAATGCGACGTGGACGACGCTTGGGCAGACCTACGCCTACCAGTTTGATATAACGGGTCTCTCAACTGGTGTATACTCTTTTGCTGTTAGAGCTATAACACCGCTTGGAAGAAAATCTCCACGGGCGATTGCAGAAGATGCTCAAGGTAACTCTAGTATTACTATTCAGAGAGGAACCCCTGACAAGGTTGCTGTTATCTATGCTAACTCGGCGGATGAATTAACAAATAATCAGTCTTATAGCATCGGTAGTAATGCTTATGTTGCCTACTATGTATATAAAACTGAAGCACTTCCTACATTACCTATTAGAGCTGGAATTTCTTTCGCTCGATTTGTTGGTCTTGCAGGCAGCAATGGATACAATACCGCAATTGTAACTATCTATCAAAAGAACACATCTTCTTCTACACCCCCCGCAGACCCTACAGGCACGTTTACATATACATTCTCTTCTGTTTCTCTAACAGGAGGAACATTAAACGGGTGGACAACCTCTTCTCCAAGCTTAGCTCAAGGCGAATATCTTTGGGTAAAACAGGCTACAGCGTATTCTCAATCCAACACGGATTCAATTGCTGCAACAGAATTCAGTTCAGCGGTTGTTTTAGGTGTTGCCGGGAAAGACGGTTTTAATGGGCTTAACAGTGTTCCAATTTTCTTATACATAAAAAGCACATCAGGAACGACGGCTCCCACATCCTTTACTGGTACAGCAACTTATACTTTCTCCACAAAAACTTTATCAGGTCTCACGTTGAATAGTTGGACGCAGACAGCACCAAGTTTATCTCAAGGAGAATATCTATGGGTCAGACAAGCAATTGCTTCCTCATCTACGAATACAGATACTATTTCAATTGATGAGTGGTCAGCTGCGGCTGTTGTAGGCATAGGTGGCTCAAACGGTGCAAATGGCGCAACTGGCGCAACTGGCGCAAGAGGTCCGGGATTGTGGAGATACGATACCGGAGCCTCAAATCTATCAGAAGTTGACACAACAGCCGAAGTGGACGTATACTGGTACGCAATGCAAAATCCAGACATCCCTCCTGTAAAGGATGATAGATTTATTATTGCTACAACACACTCTAGTGGTACAAAAGCATTCATTTATAGTGGAACAGGGTGGGTATCTCAGGCTGCATTTATTGACGGTAATCTTTTAGTAAATGGGACTGTCACTACTAATGCTATTTATGTAGGGCCATCAGAAGGTCTTAGTAATTTAACTAGTAATGCAGGAACAATCACTGCAGGTGTGTTAAGAAACAATAATAATACGTTTGTTATTGATTTGACAAATGGTACTATTAAAATCTCAGTATAAGAAAGATATAAACATGTATGAGCTATTTGTAGAAAATATTGGTCAACGATTTAATGTTGTTAACGGTGAATTTGTTAAACAAGACGATGGGCCTCTTATAGTATCATTGTCTCCTATTCAAAACAGTATTTATATAAATAAGTTCCAAGAAATGTGGGTGGTTCGATCAGATCAAATGATTGGAACCGCTTACAATTTCGGTAGAAATGACTGTGCAATTTTATGTGCAAGATATCTTGATAAGCATGTTGGCTCGAATATTGAAGAAAAATTGTTAGCATTAACCTTTAGAGAATGGGCTAATTACGCTAGAATAGGTGTAGAGAATATTATTAAAGATGTTGGGGGGTATGAGGTAGATATCTCTGAGTTACAACCTAATGATGTTGTATCTTACCTAATCCCTGATTCAGACGTGACTTCTCACCTAGCAGTTTATTTGGGTAATGAAAAAATTCTTCATCATGTTCCAAAGAAATACTCAAGCATTGATGATTTTGATGAAACACGAGTAACAAAGGTGTTTAGATATGGCAACTAGTACTTTTTATGCAAATGTGAATACTGGGGCTATTATGATATCTAACCCTGCGTCGGATAATACTTTAGCAATAATGCTGGCGTCTCCTAGCAATTATCTAGATCAAATTAGATTTCACTCTAATATGAACTTTTTAACAGTCAAAGGCTCTTTGTTTAAAGACTCTTCTTCTTTTGCAGGGTTTTCTAGGGATTCATATTCAGTAAGTAGCGGTGGCGATTGTTTTAATAGTGGAACTACCTATACAACACTAGGCCCAACAACTAAAGTTCAAAAGGTATCTTTTGGAACCTCGCCTGTTTCTAACCCGACCTTTTGTTTACTAGAGTATAACGGAACAGTTTATGCTGACTTTTATGATGGTCTCTCAACAGCAGATGTTACTCGTAGGGTTTTTGCTGCCTATAATTCATCATCAAATACGTTAGAATTAGTTGCTAACGTTTATATTCATGCGGTGGCTTAAATGGTAAATAAGGTCTATATAGATAACACAAAAATTGAAACAAGAGACAACTCAAATAATATAAAGTTTAGTACAGACTACAAGTATTTGAAAACTAACAGTGCAAGTAATACCTTGGTGTCAGGGTTCGCAACATCAACGCTCCCACATGGCAATAGTACCGACGATGATATTAGTGTTGCTCTTAAGACTGTTGGTACTGCTAGTACAATATATTGCACCAACTATGGCACGATTAGTGCTCCAAATGCGTGGGAAATTCAATTTTGGTTTGATGGTAGTCTAGAGTTATACCAAAATTACCTCATCGTACAACCTTTAGGTCTCCCTTACGTCGTAGACAATTATGCGAATGCTGACTATTGCAAAGTTGATTATAAGTCACCCACAGGTTCTACTTGGACAGAAATAGGAAGCTATACTTTAAATGCACAGCATCGGGTAATGCTAATTCAACAACAGGTTGTTGCATCACAAACATTCGTTATCGCATCTGTATCTCATACAGACATGACAAATCATTTAAATACACATGGTACGGGTTACTATAGAATACGTGCTGTGCCGGGCTGGTCTGGTTATCCGAATTGCTTGTGTGTGTTTCCAATTTACTCTCAAGTTAAAGCTGCAACAACTATCAATGCGGAGATAACTCCATGAGCTTATCGATTGACTCTACTAAGATCTATATACAAAATGTAGTTGGTACAACTAAGTTTGATAGTACAAATGGATTATTGTATCGTGTTGGGTATTTGTCAAATACCGTAACGTTATCAAATCATTCAGTAGTTGCCCATGGGATGAATTATGATCCTACAACTGATGTTGCTATAGGTCAATACACCGTAACCGCTTGTAGTGGTAATGTTGGTTCAAGCTTTGTCGGTAATAAGTTTCCTATAGCAGTACCTTTGCTGCTTCATGTAGAAAGCTACGCAGGTTTAAAAATTTATGGACAGTTAACCACTAGACCAACATACTTATCTTTTGCATTAGGAAGCCAATATCTTTTTATGAACAATAAGAGAATACATACTCAAACTGATAACAGCGCTAACTTTAATGAAGTGGGTGCAGCGCATGTTGATCCTGCAGTGTCCGTTTCTTTTACATATGAGTTATCAATTTATAGGAGAACATACTGATGGATATGTCAGATAAAACAATTAGAGTAACAGCTATTAGAGTTAATGATGTTAAACAGACTTCTGATTGTGATGTTTCAGTATTTCAAATACTTTCAGAAAACATCCAACGGAAAATTGGTGAGTTTAGTCTATCTTTAAATTTAAACTACCAAAATTCTAACGACCCTGATTTGCTAATAAAGCTAACAGAAATTTTAGAAGAAATCCCCGAATGACTTCAAAGTTCTTTTCTGAAAACGAAGAATTTTCTTTAACGAAACTAGGAGAGTACAAATGAATAACTTTGGTGAACGTTCCTTAAGAAAACTTGAAGGTGTTCATCCTGATTTGGTAAGGGTTGCTAAAACAGCTCTTGCCAAATCCTCTGTAGACTTCGGTATTACAGAAGGTGTTAGATCTTTAGAAAAACACGGTATTACAGAAGGTGTTAGATCTTTAGAAAAACAGAAGATCTTATACAACACAGGCGCATCTAAAACAATGAAGTCAAGACATCTTACAGGTCATGCTGTAGATGTTATTGCTTATGTAAATGGCTATACCTACGAGCCTTTTTCTCTCTATGTAAATATTGCAGAGGCCTTTAGGCTTTCTGCTATCGAACATGATGTAGAAATTTTATGGGGTGCAGCTTGGTTAAAGGCACTTAACTATTATGACTCAGCCGAACTAGCTAAGTCTACTTACGTTAAGGCTCGTTGGGATCAAGGAAAACGCCCCTTTATTGATGGCCCCCATTTCCAACTTACTTGGAAGGATTACCCACAATGAAGACTTACAAGAGGGAGCTAGCAATTGCGCTATTTATACCACTATTTTTTACAGTCTGGAAAGGTGATGCTTCAATGGCTGAAGTTCTTGTTTGGCCTACGTTTAGCTTTGCCGCTCTTGCTTTTGGTCTCGACTGGCATGGTAAGCAGTTGCAGCAAACTCCCTCTGGGCCTTCTCAGCGGAGGAACCAACGTAGCAGCCAATACGCAAATAGGCAAGACGACGAACCAGAATATCGGGAATACCCAGAATACAGAGCAGAAGATAGTCCGCCCTCAAGCAAGGACCAGTCCGCCCTCAAGCAAGGACCATTAATCAATCCTCTGATACTTCTGAGGTAAAAGCAGATACTGTCGATAGTATTACTGTAAATAATATTCCGCCTTGGTTTATTATATTCTTTATGCTTTGGTCTTTATTTTTATGGGAGTTGCCAAGGCCAAGTGATATCGGCAGAGGTATAGGTAATTTTTTCCAAAAATACCTGACCTTTAAGAATAAAAGTTAAATGGAGACAGGCTTAAACTCTCAAGTTTTCCTGAATGTCTCCCTAGTGAGGGGTGTAGATATTTTGTCTATGACACGGGGTTAGGCTAAAGCCAACCGCTACACCCCTCATTTTATTAGAAAATTATTACCTGACTTTTAAGAAGGAGGAGTCCCCGTGGCTAAAAGCAAAGATCCTCGTTTCGAACGAGCCGGAGTCTCTGGTTACAATCAACCAAAGAGGACTCCAAATCATCCTACTAAATCTCATATTGTTGTTGCTAAAGAGGGCGACACAATTAAAACAATTCGCTTTGGTGCTCAAGGTGTAAGTGGCTCTCCCAAGAAAGAGGGTGAATCAGAATCTTATAGAAAGCGTAGAGAGTCTTTTAAAGCAAGACACGCAAGTAATATTGCTAAAGGAAAACTTTCCGCTGCGTATTGGGCCAATAAAGTAAAATGGTAAAAGAGGACTTCACTCATGTCTCAAATTAAACAACCTATGAAGAATTATAAGAAGAGTGTTGCTGATCCTACTTCAAAGTATCATTCTCTTGTACCACTATGGAAAAAATCAAGAGCCATCTTGCAAGGGCAAGCTAACGCTAAAGCGCATGATGATGTTCTCTTAAGCAACAATACAAATCTTCTGATCCCTTTTTCTCCAAGTATGACTGGAGCACAATACGAGTTTTATAAGTCCGAAGCTGAACTTCCGGGTTTAACTTCTCAATATTGTAAAGTTCTTATTAGTGCGCTGTTGAGAAAAGAATCACAAATGCGGCTACCAAAAGATCTTCCTGACGAGGCTACCAACTGGATTAAGAATGAGTTTACCGCTGAAGGTAAATCCATTTTTAACTTTTTAGACAATGCTCTATGGGAAGAGCTTCAGACTTCTAATGCTTGGGTCTATGTTGATCGTCCTTCTGTTTCTGATGAAGAATACGACATGATGTCTACCGAGGAACGTGATACAATTAAACCCTATCCTGTTCTTATTCAAGCTGAAAATGTTATCAACATTCAAACAGCTATCCATCCTATTACTCGTAAGAAAACACTTACACGTTTCATCACTCGTTATCTTTCAGAAAACTTTAAACCAGATAATCCTTGGCATCCAGACTATGTTGATACTGTCGCCGATCATTATCTCGATGAGTCAGGATATCTTGTAATCGACATCTATCAGAACAAAGATCCAAACTCTGAAGTTAAAGTTCTTAATGGTGAAGCAAGACAAGAGTATCCAGTAGATGTTACAGAAGGTGGATTTGAAAAAGTTAACACTGTAGTCCCAATGTTCTTCGGTGAGAGACTCAATCGTATTCCTGCTTGGCCACTTAACGGTCAGTTTGATTATGTTGAACCCGTTCTTATGCCACTTATCGATAGAGAAGTAGCACTTTACAATAAGGTTTCTCGTCGCAATCACCTGCTGTATGGCGCTGCAACTTATACGCCAGTTGTGCAGTCTGACATGACAGATGAAGAATTTGATACCTTAGTAGGTGCAGGGCTTGGTACATGGCTTCGTGTTCGCAAGGATGAATCTATCACTGTTCTTGAAACACCTACAACTGCTCTTGCTGATATGGATAGAGCAATTACTGCTACTGTGGATGAAATGGCTAAGATGGGTATCCGCATGTTGTCTCCTGAGATGGCTGCTTCAGGTGTTGCGCTAGAAATTCGTAATGCTTCTCAAACCGCACAGCTTGGTACACTCAATGCTAAAATCTCTGGTACTATGCGTTCAATTCTTGCATTCATACTTAATTGGAAGTATAACACAAAGTATACAGCAGATGATATCGAGTTCCAACTATCAAGTGACTTCTCACCCATGGTCGGTGGTGAAGGCGCTATGCGGCTCGTTTCCGAGTGGTATCAGAGTGGAATTATTTCTCGTGATACATTTATCAATATTGCAAAGTACAATGATTTCCTTCCCGCTGATTACGATGATGAAGCGGCAGTAGAACAGATTCAAACAGATCCTCTTGTTAATACTGTTCCAGACAATCAGATTGACTTGCAGCAATAAAAGTTCAGGCTCTGCTCTATAGCATCCTACTTGTCCTGAGTACGACCTTAAACTGCTCTCTAACCTAACTACTCAAGGGAGTACTAGATGGATATTAATGACAAAATTTACAGTCGTATTGTCGAGCACATGCTTGATGTTCGTTTATACGAAGAGGGCGTTCAGTTACAAAACCGCCGTATTATGACTCGTCACAAGGAAAACTTGTTTAAATTATTAAATAAAGATATTCGTGCCGATGTTAAAAAAGAAGCAGTAAGGTTTGCTAGAGAATTAGACTCGCACCTTGTTAGCTCTATCAAAGAATTTTCTACTTCTCAACTTTCATTTCATGCCGATAATTTCTACAAAGATGTAAAAGGCTTTTATAAGGTTGAAAAACCTAAAACAAAGGAACTACTTGAAGAAATTATTGGCCCTACGATGAAGGGTGAGAGAACACTAACTAAGAATGTCGTTAATATCTCCTCTGGAGAGTTAGTTAGAATTCAGACTAAAGTTAAAGCTGGTCTTGCTAATGGCAAGCCACCTAAAGAGATTATTGCTGATGTAATGCGGACAACAAAGCTTACTGAGGCACAGGCATCTACTTTGACTAGAACAGCAATTACTAGTACACAGAGTGCGGCTTTAAATAGAGTTGTTCTTGCAAACAAGCCCCTGATTAAGGGTTATTTGTTTAGTGCTATTTTAGACAGTCGTACAAGTCCTATTTGTTCACATCACAACGGTAAAGTCTATGATGTTGATGATAAGCGGTTTGTTCCTCCTTTACATTGGAATTGCCGTAGTACGCTTATTCCTGTACTAAAATCAAAGACAGAACTAGCAGAAACAGATGCAAAAGAGATAAACAAAAAGGCGCTTGAAAAAGTAAAGCCAGAGTTACTAACAGGGGTTCCACCTAAGAGAGAATCCTTTGGTGAGTGGTTAAAAAGACAGACTTTTGATGTTCAGAAGAGTGTGCTTGGTGGTGAAGATAAGGCAAACATGTTTAGGGAAGGCAAGCTGAAATATGATCAGTTTATCACTCAAACAGGCAAAGCACTTTCTATTCAGGCATTAAGGTCTAAGGCTACACAATTAACTGCCGTGTTCAGACCTAGACAGAAGCTTAGAGAAAAAGATACTATTATTAAGGTTTCTAAACCAAGTGTGTTAATTAGAAGCCCCGAGCATAAAGATGCTCTTAGACAGATGATTCTTATGGACGCAGATGATTATAACAAAACGTTATCACTTTCTGATTATAAAGGCGTCACTCTTGCTGGTAAGCAGGACTCTAGGCGCAGAACAGGTAATGTTTTTGATGAAAGAAACTTTTCAGCAGATCCTCTTACAGGTGAAATTAAAAATAACTTGATCTATGACCCAGACTTTAATTTACTACAAGAACGTATTGACTTTATGAAGGCCTCTAAACTCATCTCTTCGGAAGAAAAAGAGTTTATTGAGAGTGTTATTAGCGGCCTTGATGACAAGATTTCTGTCAATCAACAAACAGTTATGGTTGAGAATTTAAGAGTTGTATTTGAGCGGTATGCTAAGGATAAAACTCCTTGGGAGGACTTTCCGGCTGTTGTTAGGGCTGAAAATAGATTCGCTGTTCAAAACGTGGCTAGATTACTTGATACAAGATCAAGAAAGAAATCTGAGCTTTTTCTAAGCTACATGAACCTTAAAGACGAAGTCCCTAAAGTAAATATCATGGGTAAATATTACTCGTTTGATGAGCTTCAAGAGAATCTGTTAAAAGATCAAAGATTTATTGATAACTGGAGAGCCAAGGATGGCGCCAAGCTAGCAAAGAAACTTTATTTCTCAGGAAGAACTCCGCTTAAAGTATACTTTCAAAGCTATGCTAACAAGTTTCCAACTCAAAAAAAGTTCGTTAAGAACACTATGATGAAGTACCCGAGAATCAGTAGGGCTATCGTTGATCAACAAATCAAAGAGGCTCGCTCGATTAGTGACTTTGAGAAGGTAAAAAAGCTTAATGAGTTCCGAAAGGAGCTTGACAAGGCTACTGGAAATAAGATTATAGATAAAGTATACAATTTTATCTTTGAAGAAAAACCACCAACAGAAGCATTTATTACAAAGCTACTCAGGCTTGCAAGAGAGCAAGAGCGAAGGATTCTTGATCTAGAGTTCTTTTATGCTAAGAGGGCACCAAGTTCTCTTATCATGGATAATAAGTCCTTAGATACGATTACAAATGCTATTAAATTAGTTGCTTCGGGGCAGTCTACAGACTACGATTCCCTGGCAATCAATATTGGTAAGCTGTTTAACGATAACTTTAAAGATCTATTCCCATTTACGTCTCATACCTTAAAAGACCATCACAAGATTGGGTCCGAGGTATTAGACTTTCTTAAACAAAAGGGTGTCATTAAAGTTCAATTTAGAGGTAAAGCTCGCAGAGGTGTAATTGATCTAGATACAGGTAGACCGTCTGGAGGTTGGGCAGAAACTATTTCAAGAGAAGTCATTGTTGTTGATAAACAAATTCTAAAGCTTCAAGAAGCAGAAAGAAGAGTTACAATTGCAAGACGTATTGGAACTGTAGAACCCAGAGATCAGCTTTATGTCAGGCCTAATGAAAAGGTATTCTTTGATGCTCGTGGTAATAAAACAGGTATTCCTATCATCTCAAGAGATAAGTTTCCTGACTATGATAAAGCTCAGATTGACCGTGATATCGCTAATATGTTAAATCATGTTAGTAGCGTAGAGTATGGTGTTGATAACGAATTCTTTGACTTTATGGATGACTTACTCAGATTCAGAGACCCAAGGGGTAACTCTAAGTATTACGATTCTATCAACGAATTTAGACACGAGATTCTTAACCGTGGTGAACAGGGTTACGGCATGATGGCTACAGCAAAATGGCATCGTATTCGGGGTAAAAACTTTAAGACTCAAGTCTTTATGGACTCTCGTGGCCGAGTGTATCACCGAGGTTATCTAACACCTACGGGGGGTGAGCTTGTTCGTCCATTTTTAAACTCAGGAAGAGCTATATCAATGTCTATTGACGCTGTAGATGAGCTTAGAGTTCAATTAGGCGCAATGATTGGTCCGGGGACAGAAGCTTTAACTCAAGCGGGCCGTAGAGAGATCTTTAGAAGAAATGAAAAGGGTCTTTTAGAAATCGGCGAGTTAATGATGGCAACCACTCAAAGAGATCGTAGACTCCGTGAATTTCTTGAGCATCCTCTTGTCAAAGGCTTAGAAGGAGCTGAAGTTGCCAAAATGGCAAGGTTAGCCTTAGAATATACTAGGGTATATAAGCATGTTAATGGAGATTTTGCAAATCCTCGGTTATTAAGCAGTTATAAAACAAAACTTATGATCGAGAATGACGCATCCTCTTCTGGTGCTCAAATTATTGCCTTATCAACTGGTGACAGACAAATTGCACAGGTATCCAATGTTGTTGCTACTACTCAAAAGAACAGGCTATATGACCTTGTTGCGATGGATACAGTAAATGATCCTGAATTCCTTAAAATTCCATCGCTAAGAGATGCTAACCTAACTTGGGAAGATCTTGCAAAAGCTGCTAAAGCACAAAACATGGTCTCATTTTATGGTGCGGGTGCTGCTACTAAGACAGCAAATGTCTCTGCAAAATTGTCAAAAGTCCTAAACGAAAAAGGGTTTATTACTATCACTAAAGATCAGCTTGGTGAGCAACTTCGTATAGTTGACGGGCAAATTAAAGTAGCTGATAAGCTTGGTGCAGATGTTACTAAGTCTTCTCTAGAGGCATTTAGGAAAGAACTTATTGAGCTTGTTAACTCAGGGCAACCTGTTGGAAGAGAAATTTTGAAAGAAGCCTTGGAAATTCACCCTGATACTGCCTTGTTTGTAGAAAAGCTTACTAACGCAAGAACAGGGTTTGTAGGTCCGAAAGACTTTTCAGAGATTAATAGAATTATGTCTAAAAATCTCGCCCAAAGAGCACCTGTAACTGATGAGTTTATCACTTATTGGAAAAGAGTTGCAAAGATATACGTTAATGAAACTCAGAAATCAGATATTCCATGGGTTACATTTGACGGTAAAGTTATGATGCAGAGGTATAGACCTCAAATTCAAGAAAGAATTGAGTTTACCGATCCAGTTACTGGTCGTAAAATTGCGAATATCTATGAAGATAGCGCAAAGGATGGTAGACTTATTGGTAAAAGTTCTCTAAACAGTGCAAGTATTGGTTTAGGAGTTAACGGAAACCATAGTAATGACGCAGTTATTGTTCGTAAGTTTCACTTGTGGGGCTTGAAGAATAATGTGCAAACAGGTACAATCCACGACGCTTTTTTCACGAATATCGGAGAAGCTCGCCGTGCCAAAGACGCCCTAAGAACCATCTACGCAGATGCTCTTGAAGGCGATACAATTCGTAAAACTCTGGCAAAGATGAAAAAAGAAGGTCTTTCTGATAAATCTTACAGAGCATTGCTTGACGAAGCAAAACAATTAGGATTAATTGATCCGCCTAATAAACTTACTAGAGCGGACATATTAGCCGACTTTAAAGAAGGAGAGGATTGGTATGGTATCGGTCCTTGATCTATTTACAGTTATAGTTTATTTGTAATAGCCTATAACTTCTATTTTAACGGGGTCTGTGACTCTAATCATATTAAACTCAGTCTGTGACTGGAAAGGATTATCAATGAGTATTGAAGAATTAAAAGCAAATATCGCTGAAAAAGAACGTAATCTTGCTGCAATGGAGGAGGACGATGAGTCTTATGCTGCTGCAAAGGCTGAAGTTGATGCTCTTAAACAAGAGCTAGCAAAGGCAGAAAAAGGTGACGATACTAATAATACTAGCGATAAGAAAGATGATATCGAAGCTATTGTCGAAGAACGACTAGCTAAGATGAAAGCTAATATGGACCGTATGGCCAAGGAGCGTGATGAAGCCTTCAAACTTAAAGCGGAAATGGAAAAGTCAAAGAAAGACGCCGACATTGCTCGCATGAAAGAAGAAGGGAAGATTCAAGAAGCTCTCGAAATGGAATTAGCGGAGGCGAAAGCTAAGCTATCTCTATATGAACAAGATATCACTTCACTACGCCGTGATAGCGTTGTAAATGATGCTCTTGCTGGTCTTGAGTTCCGTAATGAGAAATCCCGAGAGATGGCTCGCCGAGAAATCGTAGATGACCTAATCCAAAACGATCAGGGTCAATGGGTCCACAAAACAGGTTCTTCAATTAAAGACTTTATTGAGTCCTACGCTAAAAACGAAGATAACTCCTTCCTGTTCCGTATTAAAGCTAATACTGGCGCAGGTACTAACACTTCTGCTGGCGTCCCAAATACAACACCTAAGAAATCAATTCTTGAGATGTCAACAACAGAAGTACTAGATCTGGCTAAGAAAGGTCAGTTAGGTAACTTTAAATATTAACTATAAATAATAGGATTAAATAAAATGGCTATTACAAACACAGATTTTCAGTCAGTAGCACTCGCAATTTCTGCCTATGCAGACGAAGCCTACACCACTGAGCGTAAACTAAACTCAACTGGTATCGTTGGTCAGCGTAGCGATATTACCGCAGATGGTGAATCATTCATTGGTCAATTCCGTTGGTACAAGCCCCTATCAGCTAACATCAACGTTCCTTCACTAAGCAACGCTGCTGCTGGTTCATACACCGACATCACCACTGACATTGCAAACTATGTCAAGACTGTTCGTACCTTTGGTGCGCAGCAAGTAAACCTTCAGGAAGTCGTAACCAAGCAAGATGGTCTTGCTAAGATTGCTCGTGACTTTGCTCAGGTTCGTGGCGAAGATGAAGGCAATGCACTTATGGCCGTCCTAAAGGGTGTTTCTGCTTCTGAAGTTGCTCTCGGCGATGCAGGTGGTTCAGGTAACGGTGGTATCGTTGACTTTGATACTGATGCAGATGCTTCTGCAACTGGTTTCTTCGTAGATGTAAATGCTGCTGGTGCTTTCGGTGCTGCTGCTACTGGTTCTTCCGACGCACGTCGCCTCTTCGACTCTACCGCTATCGGTGCTGCTCGTGGTGAGCGTCTATTCCGGGCTATCGGCATGGGCTTCAAAGACTATGAGCCTGCTTACATGTATCTAGTAACTTCACCCGAAGTTATGGCTGAGATGCGTGCTGCTAACCTCGTTGACCAGACTAAAGTTCAGGATGGTAACCTTGAGTTTGACACCATCTTCGGTGGTAAGTTCCGTCTAGTCATGACCCGTGCAAACCAGATGCTCTCTGGTGCTGCTACTGGCGACCTAAACGCACAATCAACCAAGTGCTCATTCATCATCAAGCCTTCTTCAGTCGCTGCTGCTGGCGTTATGGTTCCAACTCCTGTTGAAGTTGACCGTGACCCTGCTTCCTACACTGGTGGTGGCTCAACCAACATCTGGTATCGTTATGGCTTCATCATGCACCCACAAGGTTATGACTGGGCGGGCGCTACTAACGCTTTCGCAACCAATGCTAACTACGCTGCGGCTGCTTCTTGGACTCGTAAGATGGACTACCTAAACCTAGGTATTCTCCCAGTCTTCCACTCATAATTATTAGGAGGGGCTAATGGCACTAGAACTAAACACAAATAGTTATGTAACAGTAGATAATGCTGATTCATACTTTGAAACTCGTATTGATAGTGCCGCTTGGTTTGACGCTTCAGATGAGGTTAAAGAACAAGCATTAGTTACTGCAACTCAGCTTGTAGATGACAATGCTTGGATTGGCTCTGCTGTTAGCCCTTCTCAGGCTCTGGCTTGGCCTCGTAAATATGCAATCTACTACGATCAAAGATTAGGTCAAGAGATTTCCTTCTCTGTTACCGAAATTCCAGAGAGGCTTAAGACTGCTATTTACGAGCAAGCATTACATCTTGTTAATAATGAAGATCTTTTAGCTGGAACTACTCAGACCTTTGAGTCGATTTCTATTGGCAACATTAGTATTTCAGACTCTAATAATGATGTTACAAGAGTTCCGATGAAGCCATCTATTGTCATGAAGCTTATTAAGCCACTAATCAAGGTTGGTGCTAGTGGGCTTGGTGCAGGCTGGTGGAGGGCCAACTAATGTCATTAAAGCGCAAACTGCAGGCAGCAGTAGATAAGGCGTTTAATGCAGCTGGAGATTTGAAACTTTCCGGAAAACTTCTAGGGGAAAAAGTAACAGGTTACGACTTAACGCTTGGCGAAGTTGTAAGCACTCAAGCAAAGACTTTAAACCTAAAAGTTATCCTAACAGAATCATCAAAACAGGATGACTCTACAACAACCTATTCCGCCATTATTAAATCTGGGGTAGATCTATCAGTTTATAAGTATTTGCTGGTAAACTCACTACAGTATAAAATTAATGGCTTTGACGATAACGGCTTCGTTATCACTATTTCATTGTCACGGGAGGTATAAATGTTTACAACCGCACTTCGTGATATTGAGCTTAGACTAGCAACCTTTTCAACATCAGTTATGTACCCTTCAGACTATCAGGGCAATATTGCTAATGATTCTGAGTTTTGTAGATACACTGTACTTCCTTCTAACGCTGATGTATATAATAATGATAGAAATAAACATATCAGTGGTATCGTAATTATCGATATTTTTGTAGAAGCAGGAAAAGGCCAAAATAGGGCGTTTCAAATTGCAGATGCATTGAATCAAGTTCTTGAAAACAAGATTCTTACAAATAAAACAGAGCTTGGGGTTTCTTACCTCAATTATGATGGGCAAGATCCGGTTAATCGGTCTCTATCAAGATACAAATATATCATACCATTTAAACTATATGGAGAATAACAAATGGCACATATTTCAAGCCTTCAGGCAGGTGTCTATTCCTACCTAGACATTTACACTGGTGCAACTGACACTGCAGCTTTTGACGAGCTAAACGAGTGGGCAACTGTATTTAACGCTGGTTCAACCACTGGTGTTGTACGTATGCCTTCAGTTCGTGAATTCCCTTCAGTTGGTACTCCTGCAAACATCGTAAACGTTCCTGTTTACGGCCAAGCAACTTCTTCACAGATTCAGGGTCAGGCAGATGCGCCTTCACTCGAAATTACTGTGAACTACGTTGCTGCAGACATGCAGGCAATTCACGCTCTCATCGGTAAGCAGGTCGCTTTCCGCTTTATGATGGCAGCTGCTCCACTAACACTAGCACAGTCTTGCGCTGCAACTATTGCTGCTGAAAACACTGAATTCTTCTTCAACGGTAAAGTTGAAGCTATTCTTGTTAACCCACAGCTAACAGATGCAACCACTGCGACCGTTACTCTTTCTGCTCAGTCAGACTTCTTCGGTCCATTCACAACTGCTGCACCCTAATAGCTGACGTTAAAGAAGAGAGGGGGAGAGATCCCCTTCTCTATCCTTAGAAAGTATTACATATGATAGATAAACCATTTAGCAAAGCATTCGTTATGCGAACTACATTCAAGCATATGAAGCGTAGTGTAGATATTAGTATTGGAAAGTCATTTGAACGTTTTCAAGATTTTGATAACGATTCACAAACAGGGAAAGAGATCATGGAAACCCTTTCTGTTCTCCACACTGTACGCAAAATGCTTGATGACTTTCAAGTAAACAACCCAGAGATCTTTGAAGAAAAAGACCGTATTAAATAAGTAAGGAATATATTATGAGCATGAAGAAACTAGTTGGCAAAAGCATCACAAAGTCAGTAGATTTTATGGGTGATTCAGTAGAGATTAAAAAGCTATCTGTTGCTGAAGTGATGGAAATTCAGAACACAGTCAAGAAGTCTGCAAAATCTGAAACAGAAACAGCACAAATGGCACTACTACGTAAAGTAATCCGTATTGCCGTAAAAGATGCAGAAGAACTAACAGACGCAGACTTTGATACTTTTCCTCTAGATGAACTATCTAAGCTCTCGGAAGCAATTATGGAATTCTCTGGCCTTGGTGAAAAGAACGAGGGAAACTAACAAGAGAAGAAGAAACGATATACCAAATTGCTTTCTTTTTAGGCATTCCAGTATACAAGCTATTAGATGAAATGCCATATACCGAGTTTTTAAAGTGGATTACTTTCTTTGAACAACAACCTTATGGTTGGAGAGACGACTACCGAGCAGGTGTTATTGCTCAGTCTATGGGGCTAAAGGAACCACTTGAGAACGTATTTACATCTATCAGATTGCTAAAAGCAGCAGAAGAAAACTCTAAGAAGCCTGATCAAGCATTACCAAAAGGTATTATGTTAGAGAAGATGCTTAAGGCTAAATCTGGTGATTCACTATCAGTATTGGGGTGGCTAAATGGCAGTGAAAGTTAATTTAGATGTCGTTGACTTCGAAAAAGAAATTAAAAGGGTTGAGCGAGAGATTGCTCAACTTGCTAACCTTGAAATTAATGAGCGAATAGAGTATGCAACCGATACTCTTCGTGTGGTTACTCCTGTTGACACGGGGGAAGCAAGAGAAGGTTGGGAAAATATAAAATATAAAGAAAATGACGGTTACTTAGCTGGTGAAATAGTTAACGAAGTTGAGCATATTGTTTACTTGAACAATGGTCATAGTCAACAAGCTCCTCGTTACTTTATCGAACAAGTTCTAGTTACTGTTGGTGTTTTAACACCCGATGAATAGTCTTGGCCCCTTGATGGCATCTCATAATCGAGATACTGTCTTGGGGCTTTTTTATTAAGGAGGTCTAATATGACTGGTATAAAAATTAAAGTACGGTCAGATAGTACACAAGCACGGGCTGATTTAGGAAGACTAGAAAACTCGGTAAAGAATATTGAAGCTTCAGCTAACCGTGTATCTTCTGCATTTAAGGCAATTACAGTAGGTGCTTCTGTTTTATATTCTGTTAACAAGCTCTCAAAAGCATTTATTAATGCAGGAGATTCTGCTAGAGAATTGAGAAGTAGAATTAAGCTTGTTACTGGTGAAGGCGAACAATTAAATATTGCTATGGATCGCCTCTCTAGAATTGCTAGAAATACCCGTGTTCCTATGGACACAACTGCGAATACCTTTAATAGATTTGGTCTTGCTCTAAAAGGAACCAAAGTCCAAGCTCAAGATCTTTACAGAGTAACTGAGCTTGTAAACAAAACTCTAACTATTTCTGGTACTTCTGGTGCTTCTGCACAAGCCGCCCTTGTTCAGTTTGGACAGGGTCTTGCTTCTGGTACATTAAGAGGTGAAGAACTTAATTCTGTTTTAGAACAAGCTCCAAGGCTTGCTCAAGCAATTGCCGATGGGATGGACCTCCCTCTTGGCAAACTTCGTGAAGTAGCCAAAGATGGTAAGATCACTACAGAACAAATTTTACAGGCACTTCTTGGTCAAGGATACTTAATCGATCAAGAGTTTAAGCTTATTGAAAAGACTGTAAAATCAGTATCCTATGCGCTGAATAGTCAGTTTACAAAAGCATTAGGAAAGATTGATGGCACTCTAGGTTTTTCTTCTAGAGTAATCAAAACTATTGAGAATATCACTGACTACTTATCAAGATTTAATGATGAATACTCGTTAACAATTGCAGGTATTAGATTAGAGGCAGTAATTCTCGCAGGTAATCTAGAAAAAGCATTCCTAGGGATTTCTGATATCCTATTATCAGCTTTCAATGTTGATGTATCTCAAGTTGGTAGAATATTAAAATCAAAAATAGAGGAAATCACATCTTTAATAAACATTCCTACAATTGAACTTGACCCTAGTAAACTGCTTTCAAAACTAAACAAAGAGCTAAAAGCTGTAAAAGACTCTGGAGTTCTAGGACCAAACTCAAAGGCACCTGGATTCAGAGATATTGTTGACGATTCTTCATTCGTTTCAGCTATTACAAACTTACAAAGTATCGCAAATAAGATTCAAAGTATTCTTGTAAGCATTGCTGGCTTCTTTGACGATCTATACATGAGCGTTGTTGGTAATACATCTTGGCTTGATACCTTTACTAATGCAGGTAGTGTGGGGGATGAAGCTCATCTTGCTAAGTTTAAAGAAGTAAGAGATAAAATCGAAGGCGTAATCGATACAATTATTACGTTCTTCTCAAAATTAAAGTCAGGTGCAATTGATAAGTGGGAAGCTCTTAAGTCTTCTTTGTCTCAAGCTAAACCTGTAGAAGATCTAAGTAATCTTCTTACCTCCATGAATGACTCAAGTAAAGGTCTTATTACAAACCTTACAGATCTTAGTGAATTAGACTTTAACTTTGTGCCCTCTCTTAAGGGGGTCTCGAAAGAACTCGACAAGTTAAAATCATCAGGATTTCTTAACAACTTTGGTCTTTCTTTTGATGAGGGTGTAGTTAGAAATCTAGGAGATGGAATTAGAAAATTTGTTAGAGATTACTTTGGTTATACTGCACTTATTACAGAGGCACCGGGGCTTCAATACGAAGAATATACTCCGGGGAAAATTCAAATAGCATTCCAAACAGGACTAGTTAAAGCATTCGATAATGCTGTTTTAATTGGGGTGGCTACTTTTATTGGCGCTTTTGCCTATAAGTTTCCTGAAGCCTTTAAAGGTACGCTATCTCTAATCGGCCTAGGTCTTGGCTTAGCTTTTATTCAAGCTATTCCAAAACTACTTCCTATTGGTTTAATTCTCGCAAGCATTACCCTACTACCTAACTTCTTAGATGAACCAGAAGAGCAAGCTAAAGTTAAAGCTGCCGCAAAGAAAATTACAACTTTCCTTAAGGATTCTCTTATTGGAGACGGTGAAGTCGGCGCAGGGCTATTAGAAGTTCTTCTTAAAACTTTTGAGAGTGTTGGTGCAGGTGTTGCAGAAGCATTTGGTTTTAATTTAACTTCTTCTCTTAACGCTGTTGTAGGTGGACTAATTCTTGGTACTGCTGTTAATAGAAAGTTTGTTCCTAATCTAGTTAAAATTCTAATTGGTGACAATGGTGATGCACTAAGCAAAGGCTTACAAAAGGCGTTCAGAAAAGGGCTTGCAGCTGTTGCTCTAAGCTTTACTGGTGAAGCAATTGCGGAAGGATTAGGTTTTGCTGGTGTAGGTGAGAATATTGCTAATGCAATAGGTGATACTCTTGAGTCGGCACTCTTACTAAGTTTTGGTAAACTAGGTAATAAAGCAAAAGGGGGACTCTTTGCTATTGATCTTGCAGGAAATGTTATCGATGCAGCTGGCTACGGTAATGATTTTACTGACGCAATTGGTGACGGTGTTAATGCAGCTATTACTGCTGGATTCTTTACAAAGAACCCTTGGATAGCACTTGGTGCTGGTCTTGCAGTAGCTATTACTTCAGGCCTTTCTAAGATGTTTGGTATTGAGCTGCCAACTACCATTGATGATTTCTTAGCTCTCTGGGATAGATTAAAAGATCCTGCTGTTTGGCAAGGCATTGGAGATGCTATAAATACTGCTATTTCCTCAAGTCTTTCTGCTATTGATTCAGGTGTCAAAGCTGTTGTAGATACTGTATCAAGACTAAAAGAAACAGTAAAACTTGCATTTGGTATTAGCTCTGCTCAAACTTACGATGAGTTAACCACAAAACCCATTGCATTAACTGATCAAGGATTGCTTAATGCAAGAGAGCTTCAGGTTAACAAAGCTTCTGATGTAATTTCTGAGAAAACAAAAGAGCTTGAGGAAGCTAAAGCTAGATATGATAATTTTGCTAGAAAACTAGGTGAAGATAGTAGTGCAACTCAAATTGCAAAGGCAACTTTAAATAATATACAGGCAGAGCTTGATGGTGCTATTGCTGCTAGAGGATTTTTGATACTAGAAACGGCGAGAATAGGTCGGAAAATTACGCAGCAACAAATTCAAGAAGAAAGACAGAAAGAAGAAGGGAAGGCACAAGTTAAAAGGCAGCAAGCCCTCTTAGAAAATACTCGATCTCTTGCTGAAACGTTGTCTGGTAATAATGCTGATTTTGAAGCACTCTTTAATTTACCTGCTGAAATAAAATATGCCCTAGAAGACTCAGATGTTAGAGCAAACAGCGGTCGTCCTCAAGATTTATTAAGGTTTAAAACAGAGGCTGACTACAGTAATGCTGGAGTCACTAATGATCTACTAGATCTGACTCGACAGTATACGCTTATTAATAATGCGTTTGTTGCTGGTAGAATCGATCTAAAGACTTTCAGAGAAGATCTAGAAGGTCTGGGGGATAAGTTGCCTACAGTAAAGATAAATTCTGCAGCAAAAGGCGCAGGAGAGTTATCTGCGGCGCTGCAAACTCTTACAGTGAATCTCATTAAACTAAGAGGTCTTAGTGAAGCACCTATTGAGAACTATGACACTAAAGGCCGTGCTTTTGCATCTGGTGGTTATATTTCTGGTCCCGGTGGTCCTACAGAAGATAAGATCCCTGCTATGCTCTCTAATGGGGAGTATGTTATCAGGGCCGCTTCTGTTAAGAAATTTGGGACTGGCTTCCTAGATAAGCTTAACAGAGGACGTATTGGTGCCTTTGCTAACGGTACTGGTGGCGATCCTTTTGAACCCGTAGGTATGAGTTATTCTGGAACCATTACAAGGCCTAATACTAAACCTAATGTTGAGGCACTAAGAGAGCTTCAAACGGCCAACAAAGCATTAGACGCCCTTGACAAAAGCCTTAATGATAAACTGGCTCGTGCAGCAGAAGCGGGAAAACTTGATACTGCCGCAACACAAAATTACATTAAAGAATGGCAGAGCAGGAAAGCACAAGAAGAAGCTAGAGCAGAATCTGCGTTAAAGTCAGCTCAAACTTCTACAGGATACCTTGGTGAAATCGCTAAAGGCAAAGGTAAAGGTAAAGGCGGAAAAGCTGATCCTTATAAACTTACTAAGGATGAAACTGAGTTTGCAAGAGGGCAGGCAATCGGTTTTGTAGATGATCTAAAAGTAGGTTTTGCAGATGCTCTTAAGTCGGGCGATGTTGAAGAGTTCTTCAAAGGTATTCTTGATAGCTTCACTGGAAGAATCGTTGATACGTTTGCTGAAGGTCTTATTAATAACTTAATGTCAGGCCTCCTTGGGAAAGAGGGGGATGGCCCCCTTGGTAAACTCTTTGAAGGAGTCTTTAGTTTTGGTAAGCGTATTGGTGTAGACACTCAGAAGCAGGTGGCAGACGGATTAAATAGTTCTGCTGGTGAAGGTGCTTCAGGATTTAGCCAAGTTATTTCATCATTGTTTGGTAAAGATGGTCTTTTCTCTGGACTTTTCAAGTCTATCTTTGGTAAAGGAGGTTTCCTTTCCAGTATCTTTAGTCTCTTTGGTGGAGGAGCCTCTGTAGGTGCCTCTCATGCTGGTGGTGTAATCCAGAAGAGAATTTCTGGTGGCTTAATTAATCCTATGATTGGTCAGGCAGGCAAGGATAGTGTCCCTGTAATGCTAACTCCCGGAGAGTACGTATTACCAAGTCAAAGATCCGCTGAGATCTTTAAGAATCAAAAGAATAGTTCACAACAAACTGTTGTTAACCTCAATGTTACTGGTGACATTAGCACTCAGACAAAGAAAGAAATCATGCGGATGATCCCTCAAATTGCGTCTGGTGTTAATACCGTAAACAGAGAGAGAACATAACATGAAGAAGTGGGGAAAGCTATTTGAACTTAAAAACGGTCAATTAGTTTGGAAGGTGTCCCGTGGCAGAACAGCTGCGGGGCAACTTGCTGGTACTAATCATGGTGATGGCTACAAGACTGTCAGAATTGATGGTAAGGCTCGCTATGTACATAGGATCGTTCAGGAAATGAAAACAGGAAAACCTGCTAATGGTTTTGTTGATCATAAAGATCGTAACAGATCTAATAATAAACCTAAGAACCTTCGAGAAACTTCTCGTTCTGAAAACAACAAGAACAGAAAGTCTTGGAAAAAGAAATAACAATTGGTCATCCCTTTGGGGATGGCCTTTTTTATTAAATGAGTCTAGAATTAGACGGGCTTTGTGGCTATAAAAAAGTGAGAAAATTATAGCATCTATAATGATACAATAAAGTATCACAGGCAAAAAGCTTAAAGGAAAATCCAATGAGAGCAAAGCCAAAAAAGAAGAAAGCAAAAAGCAATCTTAACAGCTTTGCTTGGACTTTCTTTTCTGTAACAATGCTAATAGGAGTTATCACTCAGCTTGGGTGATAACCTTAATCACAAAGGGAAATAAAATGGAACTGGAACTCGTAGTTTCAATCGGCCTCGGTATGTTGTTGATTATTGCTATGTTTCAACGTCTGTCTAACTAACTTCCAAGGAGGATAAAATGGAAGTATTTCTCATTGCAGTAGTAGCTGGTTGCCTGATGGGTGTTGTAGTAATGTGGTCTTCGCCTTGCTCAGATGGTTACAAGGTAGGGGCGAGAGCGATCTTGCATCCGAAAATTTTCCTGAACTCTACAGTGCCCGCTATGATTATTTGCTCTACGTTCGCAATCATAATTGGCATTCTAGGCTTCTTGTAATACTAACAGGCTGGCATCCTGTATAAAAACTGCCAAAACAATTAAACGGGCTTTGTCATCTACAGGAGATAACTATGACAAACACTGTGATTGCACGTCTGTTTCGTGGCTGCAAAACTTACCTTGAGGCCCAATCTCTCGGTGAGGGGTATCAACACAAAGCTATTACTTTCTGGACTGATAGCCTTGAGAAAGCAGGCATGTATGGTAACTATGTAATTGAGTTTGAATTTGACGAGTTGCCTCCCCACTTTGACAAGCGGAAAAGTATCGCAGAAGGAAACGAGATTCATGGTAACATTCGTGAATGGAGAATTCCTTCCGAGTACTTTGAGAAGGATGGTGGAATGTACTGTTACGCTGAGTCTGCAAAGATTCATATAAAAGGTGTAGATTTCTAGCATATTCGTAAATAGCCTCTACCTCTTAGGGAGTAGAGGTCAAATCCCTCAGAGGAGACTAGAATGGAAGTTTTGACAATGATACTTGCTGGCTTTGTTGCTAGAGGTTTTCTTATAGCAGTATCAGAAAAGTTACTTGGGGTTAAGCTAATAAAAATACCCCCTCTACTTGGTGTAGTAGCTATTGCACACTATGTCGTATTTGCACCTGCTTATGCTGGGTTTTCTTTCGTAAACATGTTTACTGTATTCGGGTTATTTCTACCTGAAGTAATCCGCTCTCTAAACTTAATCTTCAAGGACAAGGAGACTAGCAATGTCCGTAATAACTCCCACAATTCTTTGTCTAGCGACCGCAGTGTTTTTCGAGGCACGAGCAGAACCTCTTGATGGTCAAATGTTTGTAGCTGAGACTATTATGAATCGAGTAGAAGACTCTCGTTATCCAAATAATGTTTGTGATGTTGTGTACGAGAAAAAAGCCTTCTCCTTCACCCATGATGGTAAGAGTGATAATATGTTTAAATATGATACATATTATGATCAGGAGGCGCAAGCAATTGCTATTTCTATAGCGTATAAGGCTTACTATCGTGGTTCTCCAATTACTACAGCAACACACTACCATGCTGTAGGTGTAAAGCCTTTCTGGCGTAAGTATTACGATAAAGAAGGTCGTATCGGTAATCATGTGTTTTACACTAACAACACTCCTCATAAGTGAGAAGATCATGGAAAAAGTAAACTGGGAAGTAACCCGTAAATCGATGGTGTCAGGAATTACTCGAACAATGACGTTTAAAGTAAATCCTGAAGATGTAAAGAAGTACGCAGACGGAGGTTTGATTCAGAATGCTTTTCCATATCTCTCAGGAGATGATCGAGAATTTATCATGACAGGCATCACTGCTGAGGAATGGGATGAAACTTTTGGAGAAGAAGTATGAGATATCTTGCTGACGTGCAAAAGAATTTATCCTGCAGCTGGATCTTTGATGACACTATCTTCGGAGAAGTGTTAGCAGAGTTTGAAGCAGTTGCAGAAAAGTGTGATTATGGGTACTCTCGTAGTCCGATATGGTGGGAGATAGACGAAGGCTCTATTAGTTTTGTTGGTATGAGTATCTACCACGAAACTTGGGATTATAATGATCTTGTGGATCTATTCGGAAAATCGGTAGCAATTAATATCATTCAAAACATGATTGAACAGCTTCCTAATGATCTTGACTACTGGACTGAAGACGAGTAATTCTGAGAAAAACAACGCATCTATAATGCTACCATGAAAGGACAGCGGATGACTAAAATCAAACTTGAAGATTTGGCTTTCAGCAAACTTGTTCAGGCAATTGACAAGAAGTGGTCACACACTTACATTGATGTGCCTGACCAACCGGAACTAACTGACGAGATGCGAGACGAACTTGATGAGATCGCTCGTGCTGAATGTGACTTCGATCCCCAATACTGAAACGCATAAATAGGAGAACTGACATGCGTAATTCTTACTTCTTCGGCACTATGTTTAACTGTGGCAACTACAACGACAACTTCCGCCGCAAAGTTGCCTTGCTTGCGGTAGAAACCGCTGATATTCCATTTGTTGCCGAAACAATTGGAGTGAGCAAGGGTTCAGTATATCGTTGGCTCAAGGCCTACGACTTGTTTAAACAGTATGCAGCTAAGAAACATAACTTAGCTCAATATCCGCAGGCCTCCTTTATTCGTAAATCGGAGTACGACAATAACTTCCGTCAAACAGTTGTTCAGTACGCCATGCGGACAAATACTATCAAGGCTGCTGACCGTTATGCAGTAAGTGTTGGTTCAGTTGATAACTGGATCAAAGCGTTTCAAGGTAATACAACTTACCTTAATCGTGGCTAATAGCTGACCTTAAAGAACAATTGCCCTTCGGGGCCGCTCCTCATCCCCTTAGGGGGGTGGGGGGCTTTAAAAAAACTTTTTTTTTTTTTTCTTCAACAACACAGGAGCCTA